TACATCACTCCGTTTTGCGTGTCTATAAAAACATCACAATCGTTCAAATTACCAGAATTGTCCAATATATTCGAATCGGGTGGTCCTTGAATGCAATCTTGACAATCGTATGCTACACCAACAGTACCGTCTGATTTTACTATTTGATGACCAAGATTTGTTAATATTGCTGGATTGTCGCCTTGAAAATCATCAGATCGTATCGTTCCGTTGATGATGCCGTTTACGGTGTTCTTAAACTGCTCTAGATAATATGGACCATTCGAACCACCAATTGCTGAACTGTTTCTGGAAACAAAAGTATAAGTCCTTGGAACAAGACCTTGGGCTGGAACAGTTGGAGCATTAACGCAATTTATCAAAGAAGGTATTTGTAATCTGTTGTTTCCTGTTTTATAGAAATTTCTTCTTTGTTCCGTGGTTCCAGTGCTGTCTCTTAGACCACACATTTCTAAAAATTGTCCAAATGTTGGAGTGTGGTTGTAGTAACCAATTCCATTAGCACCTATTGTTTCATACGCAAATGGCCAAAATTCCTCTTCGTTGCTCTGTAGTCCACCAGACAGTGTTCCATCTGAAGATTGTACATATTGAATTTCTGAATTAGGATATGTAAAAACATCCGCATCAATTTCTGCTTGAGAGTAGTTTCCACCTACTATACTTAATTGTACTATGTAACCACGAGACTCCATCAAATCTTGAAATGCTTGCTCGTCTATACCAGGTCCATCTGGAGGTAAAAGAGGACCTGCATATACTTTTGGACAAGGACCACCATCACCAGGGTCTCCTTTTGCTCCTCTTGGACCTGGAGGGCCTGGAGGACCAGGAGGACAATCGCAGCAACCCCCATCTCCTCCACTGCTGACAACAGGACGACTTACTATGAAATTAACATCGCAGGAGTCATCTGCACAACTTTGTAATTTTAATTTATCAAAATCTTCTTGTCCAAATTTTGGAAAGTTTGTCATACTAACCTCCTACTTTTTATTTATAGAAGGCTACTCGCATCGTAATCAACGCCTTTATTGTTTATGAAGGTGCTTTGTGTCTGCACTTGCTGTGGTTGTTCTGGTTGTTCACCAGGCATAGGTGGTGCTCCACCTCCATCATCAGTAGGAAGTGGTTGTCCGTCTGGACCTACTTGTTGCTGAGACTGCATTTGAGCAAGTTCTTCTGCCTTCTGCTGTTCGATTTGTGCATCAATTTCAGCAATATCTTCGTCGGTTTGGCGAAGAATGTTCTTGCGAATCCAGTAATCTGAATAGAATTTACCAGAATAGTCAGCAACTTCTCTCATTATTGCCATACGATCTTTCATAATTTCTGCTTGTTTCGATTCTGCAAAATAAGCATCCGTTGCAAAATCCAACTTGATATACTGGTTTATTTTGATCCAGTCGTCTTCATTCATTATTTGTTTGGTGATGCATTGAACCTTTAGGAAATTCATCAGAAGATCACCAAATCTACATCTAATTCTATTCACCATCTTTGCGTATTTTAGTTCATCTCTGTTGATTTCCGATGCTCTACCCATATTGAAACCATTGTCTGCTTGCAAACGAGACTCTGGTATACCAAGAGATCTGAATAATTTCTTTTGGAAGTACATAACATCTGCCATTTCTCCAAGATTTTGTCCGCCGGGTAAAGTTTCGATGGAAGTTCCTCTTCCACCTTCGCGTCTTGGCAACCAAAAATCCTCAAGCATAGACATATGCTTTTTGTCGTCTCGTATTTCACCAGAATTTGCATCATAAACAACTTTGTTTCTGTAACGGTTCATAACTTCGCGCAGATACTGTTCCGCTTTGTTCTTTGGAAGAGAACCAACATCAATATAGAATATTCTGCGCTCTGGTGCTCTAGACCAGCGATAGATCACAGTGGCATCTTCAACCATTCTCAACTGATTGAGCGGTTTGATAGCCTTGTGAAGATAACCAATAACCTTTCTGGTATTTGGATCGTACATGCCAGAATGAACATAATTGATGGAATCGGGAGCAATCTTAATTCCCTGTTCTGGTGTACTGTAGTTGATATTATATGTGCTTGGCATGCTCTTCTCGAAAGGCATGTACAGATAATATTCTTCCATATCGGTTGGAACTTCTATGTTTCCAACTCTTTCCTTTTCCTTCACTTCCTTGATTTTCTTGATGCGTAGAGGATCGACATAACGATACTCTTTTGCACCTTTCTTCTTGTTTTCGTGAAGAATTATATGATAGTAAAGTCTTCCGTCGATGTAAAATCGGCGGAAGATGTCGTAACCTTTTCTTTCAAAATCAAGAAGGTACAGAACTTCTTTGAAGGAGTCCTGTACCTTTTCCTTGATTGTTTCTGGAACATCAACTTTATCCAAGTTGAGTTTTACTACTTGATTTCTTGCGTCTTCGGTTATTACTTCGTTGGTAATATCGTCTATTGCCATGTCTACTTCAGCATGAAGAGACATTTCACGATATTTTCTCACCATGTCTATCTCATTACGGAGAGTTCCGTCGAGATCCACATAATAACCTTGAAGACCACCACCCTCTATAACAGTCGCACCATCCTCGGCGGATGGTGGGACTATCGAGAATACTTCTTCGTCGGTTTCTTTGCGACCAAAAGTAAATCCGAAAACATTAAATGCCATGATGTAGTCAACCTTTCGAGGTTAGAGTTTTATCTCTTGCCGCCGAGGTTGAGTTGCGCGCCTGGTCCTTGCTTGACTTGGAAGTATGTGTAACCGAAGGTGACTTGGAATTCGGATACAGTGTCGTTTTGGTCATAAGCAAGTTCAATCGAAGCAACTTCCTTTGGATAGCAGGCAACGAGTTCGTACTTTTGTACGGTTTGTCCCTTTCTATTTAGTTGCTCTACAGTAGCAGTGCAACCAGTAACATGGCCCCAGAATGGAGCGGATGTTTCGGTTGTTGCAGCACCAGTTGTATCACCGACCATGTTGTTGACGATACCATTGTAGTAACGGTTCCATTTTTCGAACTCGTTGCGGATGGTGTAGTCTTCGGTGTTGAGAACTGTTACTGTCCAATCTTCGAAGGTTCTATCGCCAGGAACCTTGATTTGACGACCCATGTATGGTACTATGATTTCGCCAAGAGTTGAGCCTGGAATAGAGGTTGCCTTTGCGTAGAATGTCAATCTGTTGTTAAACTTAACAACGCCTGCTTTGTCTGTTACTGTAACTCTGAACAGTGTTGGTCTTGAACCACCGTCAAAGTCTTGAATAAATCTGTCAATTCCTAAGTATGCCATTTAAGATACTCCTATTTTGATTTTCTGTTCTATCTAGAATTTATTTAACGGTTGTTTAATCAACTTGCTGTGCCAGTAAGTTCTGCGAAGGAAAGTCCTGTTGGGACTGCAACGAAGTTCAACTGGATGAAGTTGATGGATCTTGTTGGTTTGATGAAGATGTCACCAACAAAGCCGTTCGAGTCGATCACATATGGAGTGTTATTGGTTTCGTCGCAAACAACACGGAAATCCGTGATACCGCGGCGACCAGCGACCTCTCTAAGGAATGGCTGAACGAGTTGTTCGAACTGATTTCTGGTGAACTCGTCATTGAACTCGAAGAGAATAAATCTAGAAGCGGTAGCGATGGCCTTCTCAAGGACGATGAACAGACGACGAACATTGATGCGGTCGAATGCAGATGGTCTGTTGAGGAGGGTCTTGTCACCGAAGAGAATTGCACCTTCGCCTGGGAAGGTAACAACTGGGTTGATTTGCTTCTTGTAGAGTTCGTCACGATCTGTTTGGCCTGGGTTATAGGCGAGACGAACGACATTCTTGATACGGCCTCTGTCATAACCGGCTGGAGAGAACCAAGGATCTTGATTTGTATCGGTTCTTACGCAGCAACCAGCAATATCTGCGTTCAGTGGAACATAGATGTAGCGGTCATTGAAGGAGTCGTACTGGAGTTTGTAACCAGAGTCCATGAAACCGTAAGAAGAGGACAAGTTGAGTGCGGATCTATAAGCAAGGCATTCGCTTAGATCTTGAGATGCTATTGTTGAATAGTTTCCATTGTTGTTTGGAGATACGAAAGCAACACAATCCTTACGAGTTTCTGCTATATTAATAACTTGAGAAGCAAAAGATGCACTCATTGGGCCGGTGATTAGAATACTGACATCAATATTCTGTCCACTGAGGAAGAATGTCTCGAATGCTGTTGCACAGTCACCCTCAACGGTAGTCGTAGAATTGGTGATTGTGGTGATGACACCTCCTGTGAGTGTCTTTATTTGGCAAGCATTTTGAATTCTATCAAATATTTTTGGACTGTTGATATCAAGGAAGTCACCCCAATCAGCAGTACCACCACTGGCAGTTGGATGGTCGAGCCATCTGATGTATGCGGAATTGGTGTTGATAACATCCTTGTAGTAGTTGGATTGACCGTCTGCATTTTGTGCATTTGAAGCCTTGGAAAGGAATGCAAACTTCTCAAGAACTGTTCCTGCTACACCAGAGAACAAACCACCCTCGTCTATTACGAGAACATGGAGTTCGTCTTTGCAGTTTGTAGCACCAATTCCTTGGGCCCATACCGATGTTGCTGGTGCATCATCGAAGTTTCCGATAAAGTCAGAATATTCGTTGAGAAGATCTGTACTATCGGTGTTTGGATCGCCACCGTTATCGAGAACTACAATCTTGAGACTGTCACCAAGTTTGCCTGGATAACGAGCACACCAAGGACCTTTTGCGGCATTAGATGTTGCGTTTGAGGCATAAGATGCGTCATTAAAGATGTTTTCGATACCGTCAACACAAGATGATGTCTTGTCACCATCAACCTTGACTCTTACGACATTCAAATTACTGCCGTAGTCGAGGAAGTTGGATGCAGTCCACCAATATCTTGCATATGTTGCTTCTCTATCTGGCTTACCGAATTTTGCCAAAAGATCTCTTTTGCTTGTAAGAAGGGTTGTTTCTTCAACTGGACCCCATGTGAAGGCACCGACAAACGCAGCAGGAGTCGTTGCGACTGCTGGTACGATGAGTGTCAAGTCCTTTTCTGTTACTGAAACGCCTGGGCTGATTTGAAATGCCATTGTTTGTTCTCCTTTGATACTTTACTGAAATCACTATGAGTGGATTTGTTTTCAATTACTAGTTTTATGTATATTTTCTTATTTTTTCAGTTAGCGTACCAAGTTGTGCCATTATTATCGGTTTCTTCTGTTTCGCTCAGCCCATTTTCTATGAACCCAAAGGGTACGATTTCATCTTCTAATTCTTTCAACTTGGCTTCAAATAGTGTTTTTCTAATATCCATATTAGTTAAATCTTTAAAATAACCCTGTGTGGTCAACCAACAGAACAGCACCATACACATAACCAAGTCATCATTGTGCCCAGTATCCGCTTCGTATGAAGTAGATTTTGCAACAAATGTCACCAGTTCTTGAATAATATTCAAATCAGATATTAATAATTTATCATCTTCTATCATGCTTTTCAAAAGAGAGCAGCCAATTCTTTTCAACGGTTTTGTCGTTCTAACTCCCAGTTGGGTTTGAGTTGCGCCAAATCCACCGTCAAGGGTCTGTCCCTTTCTACCTCTGAAACTGGACATAAGCATATTTTCATATTCTAGTTCATTATACAAAATGTCAGCAACCTGTCCGCCAATATCATTTATCTCAACCAGAACATAAGCATCATTATATTTTTGAGCAATTGGATAAATTACATTTGGGTATATCATAGGAGACATTTCGTTGTTTTTGAAGGTTGCAACGACTTTGTACGGTATTTCTGTAATATCAATCACTGCAAAAGCATGATAATCGAATCCAGCACCTCTGGATGTATCCACTGCCATGATGTATATGTGATCCTTTTCGGGATACTCGTAAATAGAGAGTCCTTGATCATTTTTTGAAATTGGAGTCTTGTATGTCATAGACTTCAATTTTGTTGCGGCTATAAGAGTATTGGTGGAACCGATAAAGTCACATTCATACTCGACACGGAACTGCTCGGCCGAAGTATTGGAGATCTGTTGCTTTCTCCATTTTTCGTCTCGACCTGGAAGATCAGACCAATGAACCGAGATTGGAACAAAGGAGTTTCTCTTCTCCTCCGCGTCCGTCCAGATTTTGTAGTACATATTCAACCCGTTTGGGGTGGAGAAGATCAGAACCTTGGTGTCCGTACCAGAGGAGATAGTGGGGTAGGCCGACGCATAGAAGTCATCCGCGATGTTGGGAGGGACATACGCAAACTCGTCCAAAAAGATCATGTTGAAAGAACCACCACGAATCGCACTGGACGATGTGGCAGACGCCTTGACCTTGGATTTGTTCTCCAGAACGATAGAACCTTTGTTCCATTCCACGACACCCTGCTGCAACCATTTTGGCAAATATTCATATGCCACTTTTAGTTTACCCAGAAGTTCACGAGCAATTTCCTGCTTATGTGCCAATATTGCCACATTTACTTCTGGGTTAAAAAGTATGTAATGAAGAATATAAGAAATAACCGTGGTTGATTTGCCAGACTGACGGGGAAGTTTTGCTATGGTGAAGCGGTTGTTGTGTATCTTCTTTACCATATCCTCTTGGAACGGGTACATATTGAAATCAACCAAACCCTTGTCCAGATTGATGATCTTGATGTAGTTTCTTATGAAATAGACAGGATCCTGCGAACACTTGATATATTCGTCTAGTTGCTCTGGTGTCCAGTTGACTTTTACACCAGCAGCCTTTAGGTTCTCATTTCCTAAGTAACTATTATTGCTCATCTGCAAACTTCGTTTCGTCTATTTCTTTCATTCTGCCTTTGAGCATCTTCTGAAGTTCGGATGTGCTTCCCACAAATATAGAATTATTGGTTATGCTGGTGTTGTTGTCACCTTGTACCTCTATCTTCTTTATTTCCTTCATCTGTTTGTGAAGTCCTATTAGATCCTTGTTTGCATCTGCTACACTCTTTATTAGTGTTGCTACAACTTCATATGCTCTTGGAGATTGTGTTTCGGAAGCAACAAGCATAATTCCATCTATTGCTTCTGTTCCTCTTTTCACTATTTCTTTTAAATTTTCTCTTACTGTTGTATAATCTTTATCCTGATCTTCTTTTGCAACAACGACTTCCTTAACAGTAGGAACGATATCTCCAACTGAATTTGGAGTGTCTTTCTTTTCAAGATCAAAAATCTTTTGCATATTGTCTTCAAACTGACTCATTATTAATACCTCAATTAATCAATATACCTTGATATCTAAATTCCCCGTGGTTTTTTAATTCCTTTATAGTTACAAAAGAATATTGAACAGATGGACTTACTTCGTCTTTGTTTTTGTCTATAGTCTTGTCTCCATTACTATCAAAAACAAAATCGTTGTTTGTGTCTTTGTCGTATATAACTGGATAAAATGTCATCTCTACCAATTTGTTTGTTGGCATAACATCTCCTATGGTTGATCGTTCTCTATGTCTATTATATTACTTTGGATGTAATTTATTAAATTATGGTCTTTCACAGGACCGTATAGATTTATTTTTGCAGTAAATGTAAGATCCCACATTATAAATCTATTGTTTTCCGAAACAAGAGGTCCTTCAAATGCCTCTTCGGTGGTCACTTGTGTCAATACTATGGGAATATCTAATTTTTCCGATGCATCTCCAAGAACATCTGGTTTTATTGTTATACTGAATTCTGGTGTAAAATAAGGAACAATTTGTTCGACTATCTGTAAACCATCGTCCATATTTCTTACATAACAAGATAATGTCATATCCAAGTCATATGGAACTGGCATATGGTGATATGAAAATTCTATATTTCCATCTGTGCCTACTGTTTCTCTGTATCTTCTGTTTATGCTGTTCTTTTTTCTTTCCGCGTCATAAGTCATTCCAGTTATTGCAAAAGACATTCTTGGAAGAGTAATCTGCACCGCTTGATTGCTGAGATCTGCCAAACTAACATTCAAACGATTTATAAACTTTTCCTTTACGGAGTATGTAAGAGGAACTTTTATTCTTTGAGAAACACCGTTTGGTATTTCTCTGGTTATATGAATGTTGTTGAACAAAGTTCCAAATGAAACTACTGTTTTCTTTATTATTCCGTGATAAAAATCAGTAAACATCAGTAATTACCTTCCGAGAATGGATCAACTTCGGTAAAATCAATCAAAGAAGAAGCATTCTGCTGTATGGTGGTGCTGTCGGTGATTGTCTTTTTGTCTTGAACCGCATCTGGAACACCATCACCGTCTTCATCTATTTGCTGCACTATATTTTCCTCTATAGCATCTATGTCCGAAACACCAGTGTCGATCTCTTCGTATGAATACTTGAAGAGTTCACAATCCAATCTATATGTGTACAGTTTTCCACCTTGAAAAAACACCTGCTTGTTGTCCACATACTTTATTTCAAATAGTCCCTTTGTCATTGGAAAATATATCAAATCACCCATCATTGGTGCGTCCAGTTCTATTGGTCTATCTTCCATTACTGGAACCTTTGCCGATTCCTGTTGAAATCTCTTTTTTGCCACTACCAAAGACATATTATCCCTTACCTCTATACCAAATTTAGATACTATTTCTCTTTCACCCTCAAATCCATTGAATGTCTCCAAATACATCTCTATGGGAAAGGAAACATCAAAATGAGAAAGAACATCTTCACCAAAAATTTGGTCTAGTTTTCTAAACCTTCTAGGAATGTAATAGACATCCACTCCTTTGTTTTTGATGGACTCGATCATCAGATCCTCCATCAAATCCTGAGAAGGGATGTACTTGTTGTTGTTGAAGTATGGGTTTGTAGCCATTTTTATCCAACGAAGAAGTTAGGTGGTAGTTCGTACTTATTTTGTATTTGCTGTTCTATATTTTGTATTTGTTCTCTTGCAGCACTCAGTATATCGACACCATTCAGAGTAACTCCGCCAGGAAGGGCAACATTATTGAACTTGGATAGGTTCATACCCCACTGCTCTTGTATTTTGTAAGTGCAGTATTCTTTCAATAAACGATCATTGTATATTTCGCCGTATGTTTGGGGATCTAAAACTCTGTATCCTTCAAATACCAGATACTGTCCAAGAACTGCGTGCGTGCTCCAGTCCATATCAAGATATATGCGATTGGTGACTCTGCTAAAAGTTACTGCTTTTTCTGGAGTCAACATATCCTGCAACATCTGCATATGTGAACGAGTAAAGTTGTAGGAGATCAGTGAATCGCTGTAGGTGTTTGTTCTTAGACCATAAAGATCGTTCAATGCAATCTGGTAGCGAGCATCAAACATACCAGTTCCACCAAGAGTATCGAATAACTGGAAACAACGAATGACGCTGATTATGGATTTTCCTTGAGGATCCAACGCTGGAGCCGCTGCTATTCCCTTAGAAGCGTCCTCCAGCGTTGGTTCCGTCAAGTCAATATACTTTCTGTCTATGTCAGTTTGCGTAATTTGCTTACGCAAATAGCATCTCTCCACACCATCGAAATGATACTCTGCAAAGAACTGAAGTGCATCGTCTATGCGATCTTCTACCTGTGCATCGTCTATGTTTATTTCGATTACAGGAAAACCAAGTCTGCGTAAGCAGTATTGCTTGAGTTCCTCTCTTGTCTGTGGTTGTGCCATTTCTTCTCCTTGTTAGTAATATTTATACTTCAAGGAGAGTGAATTTTCAATCCCTGAAGAGGAACTGAATTTTTGTAATTTCTGCTACAGAAAGTTCAACATCTCCCAGCGAATCCACCGAAATTGGATCCCAATCGACATCTAATTGTGTTTCTAGAAGATCACCAAATTCTTTAAGGAAAAGTTCTCTGTTATGCTCTTCCACAATGACAGTTCCTTCCTTTTCCTTACCATATTTGTTGATCATTTTTTGACGCTCATCTTCAAGGATTTTCAATTCATCGTTAAATTTTCTCATAATTTTTACAAATTTATAAGAAGATTTGGCTGGAAGAGGAAGATCTACCAACTTGTTCAGAACACCAACTGACGAATAAATTTCAAATAAACTCACCTTCATTATATAATTCTCCTTTTGTCGTTATGATTATGCTTCAATCGACATCTTATGTAGGGTGATATTGTAGGTTCCAGTCATACATCTGTTCAACATAATTCCAACTTCATTTGTTTGAAGAGAAGGTGGATTAACAAAACACAAAAGAGAATTTATGTCCACTCCACCTTCTGCTCCAGTACCAACTGCGCTATTTATAGCAACTATACCAGTACCTCCTCCTTCGGAAGATGCCATATAGAGTTCTGAACCATCGGTCTGAACCATAGTATTTACTATTTCTAAACTTCTAAAATTATTTCCATTAATAATAACATTAAACTCAACTACTGCACTTTGCGCCGGCACGCTGCTGTTCTGTATGTACATAAAATACTTAATCGCTTTTTCTGCTGTCGTTTCATAGTTGATAACATCAAGATAACCACTACTCATTCCACCAGTACCAGTTATATCTCCATTGCCATTTGGAATAGTGATAGAACCATTCTTTATTCTCCAGAAACCAGATTTGTTTGTTGCCTTGAGTTTGAGAGATCCAGTGAAGTCATTCGTGACTGTATCCACGGTGATGTTGTTATCGACTGCCTTGATTGACTTGGCACTCAAAAGTATGTCGGAATTGAACTGAACACTACCAGATCCTGAGGTCGGAATACCTGTTCCAGCAGAACCGGCAACCAAGATGAAATTACCAGAAGTGTTGTTCGTAATAAGAGCAGAATTGTTTCCAGAGAATCTGGAAATTATTTCATTCGATCCACCCTTTATTCTGACATCACCATTTCCGCTTGAAAGTATAGTGAGGTTTTTATTGATAGATGCCGACAGATTGACATTACTGCCGTTATTGGAATTTAGAACTATATGTGATGTGTCGGTACTGACACTTGCTGATAAGTTCAAAGAAGAGTCAAAAGAAGAAACAGTTTGTGATCCTTTTATGACAACATTACCCGATGCCTGTGGATTTAGTATAAGCGAAACATTTGAAGTTGTGCTTGTGGTGTCTCCCGTGTATATCGAGGGAGTGCCTATGTTACTTGTTGCTTCTATACCGACATATCGACTGTTTGCAGTACCGCCATCTGTTCTCTTAAAATCCAATATTGGTTTGGTGTTGAGAATAAAATTGTTTGAATTTATATCAAGATTTCCGCCAAGAACTGGTGTAACATCACTCTGTACAACGGTAATGCTGCTGATTGTAAAGTCAACTGTTTTTGTGGTTCCATTATATGCTGGAGATACTGTTACTCTGCTTCCTGCTTTGATGTTCAGAGAATGTGGACCTGGAGAAGAAACACCAATAGATGCTCCACCATTCGATATTGTATTGAAGAAAGGTATACCACCAGATGGTCTACTGGCAATATCATAAAGAGTAAGACCTATCAGGGTATTTGCACCCGCATCTCTGTAGAGCAATTCCGATTGTTTCAATACTAAATTAGAAACTATACGACCTGATTTTCCGTTTCTGACTGTATCTGTTGGACCTGCTATTTTAACAGAATAAGAAGGAACTAAAGCCAAATCCAATTCCAATCTAACATCCGTAGAAGCAGAAGAGGGTATGTAATCTAGATTGAAATAATTTGAACCAGAAAATGGATCAGAAAGATCATACAGTCCAAATGTCAAACTACTTGGATTTGGTATACTAAAAGAAGTACCTGTATCATCTACGGCAACCGTAGTAATGCCACCAGTAGTTCCACCAGAAGAGGAAATTACAAAAGTATTTTCTCCAGTTACCTTTGAAAGTGTTATATTTGTTCCTGCTTTAAGAGCAAATGCTTCTGAAGAGGAACTCGCATTGATTGAGGCTATAGTATTACCAGCAACATCAAGAATACTTGTTGTTTTGAAATAATTACTTGATGTCAAACCTAATATTTGTTTTAGTTCTGAGGATGTTAGTGATTTGAGATTACCGGTCACTCTTCCCAATACTTGGTTTTGTCCTATTACCAAATCTATCGGATTTGGATTATCTGTATCGTATACGCTAACTTTTACACTGTTAAATGGCATATTTGCCAACATATCGTTGGTTATCGACTCTGGTTTTATAGCAAAAGTCAATCCATTGTTCGAGTCCACACCAACAGAAATTGCATCGTTGTCGGTTATTTCCAACACACCATTAGTATCGCTAGACTGAATATTAAGACCAGTTCTGTTGTTTATTATACTATTGAAACCAGAAAGAGTAGATGCCGCATCTATTCTTATGCATATTTTGTTGTCTGGAGAACCTGTATTTGACTTGGTTAATGTTATATTGTTTCCCTCTTGAAAAACAAGTTGTCCTGCTTTGTCATCTGCATTCTGAACTGCTTTCTCTGCACCTGCGGAAGTGTATAGATACCAAGCATTGAACAAATTTGCATTTTCTTCTAAGAAACCAGTTGGAGATGCTCCTATAATTCTTCTAAGTTCTGATCTGCCTAAAGCGCATATACCCGATACGGTTCCAGAGTCGTCTGTATACCTACCAAATGCATATCCTGCTATTGCTTGGTTTGGTGCCCAGGCAAGAATGGAGTTTCCAGACACGCTGGATATGGATGGATATTGTGTACCAGAAGAATTATCCGTATAGATTTGCTGTGATCCTGAAGGATTGCTGACAGTATATCCAGCAGAAGAAAGAGAATAAAGAACACTATAAATGTCTACAGGTCTTCCATTTGCCTGAGCACCTTTTATGCTAAATGGAACCATATCATCGAGTTTTTCGTTTGTTATGGAACCATCTGCTGGAACAGAAAGTCCAGTCGCCTCTATCAAAATATCATTATCTGTGCCAGAAATTATGTTTATACCAGCACCAGAACGAAGATATAAAGTATCTCCAGATTGTTGTGCTTGTAGGAGGTAATCCAGTTCTCCTGTGTTTTCGCCAATAACTTGAATATTCGAGTAGCAGTTTGGTCCTGTTACAGTTATTCTCTTCAGTGCAGAATTTGCATTAGTGGTAATTCCATTAGATCCAATGAAATTGATGGTGTCTTCGCCACTTGCACTAAAAGTACCAGTGTTTCCTGTTGCTGTTTTAAAATAGTTTGCCTGCGACAAAGACGCCGCGCTTATTTCTATTTCATTATTTGTGTTCTTCTCAATAGTGATGTTTGCGCCTGGAATGAGCGTTAGGGTGTCTCCAACGCTGTCTGCATCTACCAATGCTCCTCCACTTATCTGAACATTTGCAAAAGAAGGAGAAGATGCACTTGCAGAAGAGTTTATAACACCAACTGTTGTTGATGCTGCAACATAAACTGGTTTTACTATTCCAGTGGTTGGTTTAGTAGTAGTTAATTTTCCTGGCAAACTCTGAGAAAGATAATAGGTAGATCCAGAAGTAAGACCGGTCGTTAGGAATGCGCCTGTTAGTGCTATCCATACTTTACCTCCAGATATTCTTTCAACTACACCAAATATCTGTGAATTTGTTTCTGTGTTTGCTTGAGATCTTACAAATTGACTTCCATTCCACCTCACAACATCTCCAACCGCTACCGATCCTTCAAAACTTGAAGAAACATAACGATTTGTAAATTTATAATCAACGATACCATCTGTGTTTGTCAGTGGAACTTTGTATTGAGAGTAATCGGATGCTGTCAAAAACTGAGAAGATTGTTCTATTTGTTCTATGTAAATTCTACCGCTTATATTGAATAGAACAATACCACCGTCGTATTTACTAAAGAACAGAGGAACTCTTGTACCTGCTGTGTCTGTAAAAGAAACATCGAAAGCATTTGTAGTGTCAATTGCTCTTATGGTTATTGCTTCGTCTACATCTGTTGTTATTATTTCGGAACTTCTAAGACCAAGAAGAAGATTAATTTCTGTGTTTCTTTGAGTCGCTCCTCTTGGACTAAAATTAAATTTAGCATTTGTTCCACCAGAAGGTCCTTCGGAAACGAAAGACTGATCATAAGAAATACCGATGTTCTGATTGGTATACCAAGCCAAAAGATCGCCGCGATAAATCCAAGTTGGATCTTCGTCCAGAGCATCTATGAAGAAACCAACCGAAGATATTCCGCTTCTTGCGGTAGCAGCAACATTACCCAACTTTATGGAATTGTCCTTAAAGTGTGTGTTTGTAGACTGTACTGTGAAGTTTGTAGAACTTACCGTTATAGCAGAAGAAGTGCCACCTATGAAATCGTGATCACCAGAAACAGTAAATGGAAGAATATTGGTTGCTTCCACTCTTCTAAAAGTCTCACAATCAGTAGAACTTGGCGTGACATTTGTACTGTTTGCCAATTCAATTATGTAATTGTCCTGTTCGTCTGGTGATGTTTCTTCTGGTAAACTCTGTATATCTAAAGTCAATGAAACATTTGCATCGTGTCTCAATCCACAACCAACATTTACACTAAGTACAGCAATACCACCACTAATTCTAGAAATGGATATACCAGGTCCAGCAGCAACATCGTAGATGTTCAACGGATTTAATGCGGCTGAAATATCATTAGTGGTTTCCCACCAATTATAAAATGTATCACTTAGTTTTAGTTGTTGAATTGGATCGAAAAGGCTCATTTAATTCCTCTGTTTAGCAATTCTTTTAGTAATTTGTTAGTCTCTAACATACCATTTTTTAATTGTTTTACATCTTGTTCCAATTTTATGTATCTTTCTTGATCTTCTTTTCTTTTCTTAGCGGCAAGATATGCTGCTTTATTTGTAGAAAGAATTGCACTACTATGGGAATCTCTCACGATATCAGTTCTGTTTTCAAAATTGTGTTTCATAGGACAGCAACCGCTCTCAGATCTCTTATTTTTGGAACATTCCATGGTCTATCACTATACAAGCAAACCTTTATACAAAATCTATTGAAAGGTGTCACTGTGTCTTGTTGCATCTCGAATTCCACTTCTCTAAATTCATCCGGTCTTTCTGTCGTATAGTTGTCAAAATTGGTGACATTTGAAACCAGTGGTATATAACCAAAGGAGTGGAAATCATCCGTGCTTTCAGTATCCTGTACTTTGGCAAACACTTGAATATTTGTTCCTACTGGTTTGTTCACAGAAAGAACAACTTTCATGTTATTTGATTCGAAACCATCTTCCAAAGTGACAACTCTGCTGATATATCTTGCTCTTGGTACACCTGTCGTCAGTGGAACAAATGGATCCAACTCACCGTTGTTTGTGCCATCGTTACTCTCCATCAAATTGTTGATAGCAAACAAAGACAAACACTGCATATCTATGACTGGGCAAACATCTTTATTTGTGGTTGCTGAAGTTATTACCAAACCAAACGGTACATTTGGTTCTCCGCCGTATGCAAAAGTATTGTTCAAATCTATGTTTGTGTTTGGTTCTACGGATATTGTGTTTGGAGAACCACCGACTGATGGTGTGATACTTACTGTCCAAGACGCTCTGCAAGAATTGAAATCAACAAACTTACTGTTTATATTGAACAGTTCAAACTTATTGTTTGTGCTGATAGTTTCGTTTTGGAGAACCAAATTATAAGATGTATTGACTGCAAATTCGCACTTATTCAGTACCATCATCATATCTGTATTCTGATCGGCACTCCAAGTGCTGGCATTTGCAGATGTGAAGAACACCCCGACATATGGTTGATTTGTTACTTTTGTATCCGAGTCTAGTATGAAATCACCTAAAGTTGCAACATATATTTCATATTCACTGGTGTCGCCCTTGACTATGAGGGCATGTTCGCCTGGTGGAAGGTGTATTGGTTGACCAAACTTGAAGTTTGTTTTTGCAGATGCATCTTCAGAGACTGCTATTTCAGCAGGCGTCTTGATAACCTTTGCGCCTGGATATATTCTAGTTGAGTCTGGATAACCATTGACAACAGGTCTGATTTGAACTTGAACAGGTAACTTTGTACTATCTTCTGGTTTTCTTGCAAAGAATATATCAACACTGGATAGGAATATTCCTTCTGGATGTTCCACTGGATCTACAAAGAAAGTTTGTGCCAAAGGATCATTTTGTCTAGTCTGAACTACAATCTCGGATGAAGTTTCTGTAAATATTCCAGTGTTGTTGAAAGTTCTGGATTCCGATTCCTGTATTGGATCGCTTATCTGGAAGTTTCTGGTTGTTGCAATCGTTTCTTCCATCTCAGTTCTGAGTCCACTGGCACTGTAAACAGCAGATGCATATGTAGATGCTCTTTCCTTGTTGTTTCTAGCGTCACTGGTTATTTCAAATTTACGATCACCTACTCTAAACATACCGTCAGGCATTCTAAATTCTATAAAAATATTTCCATTTGCATTTGTTTTTAGATCAGCAGCAACAGAAGTTGCAAAATGCACACCAGAAGACGAACCCTGCGGAATGTCTGAGCCTGGGAAAGGTAACAGTTCAGATGCTGTCGTAAGATTGAACATAGAAGGTATGGATTCGTACTTATAGCAATATTCTTCTACATTTACACCATCAAAAAACACATAAACTCTAGTAAGTGGTTTCATTCCTCTTACGGAAATTTTAATATTTTTTCCTCTCATATATGGAACAAGTCTAACATCAACTACTCTGTCTCCAAGAGACACATCGCTAGTTGAAGTCGATAGTGTTCTTGTTATACCGTTTCTGACTTGTTCTAGCAATTCATTGACGAGGAATGTGTTTGTGGTGATGTTCTGTATGGTTCTTTCGTCTCTTCCAACACCACTTCCTCCGTGAGCATGACCGGGTCTTACCAAATGCCATCCTTCCAAAACATTGGTTATGGTATCACTATCAATTAGTGTTCTGGTTCCCGTTCTTGAGAGAGTCTCCCATTCACCCCACTGCGTTCCAAATGGAGCCAAATTGTTGTTATTAAAAGCAGCAACCATTTGGTTCCAAGCATCGTTTTCACCCGCAAGATTTACATTTACATCTGGTCTTCTGGTGGTAGAAACCCAATTATCCATAGAAGG